TGCACTAGGCTATGGTGTACCAAGGCCATCGACGCCCAAGAAGACAGAGCACCCATCGGCTGTCCGGTCCCATACCGAACCGCCTTTGGTGTTACGTCGCCCTTCTTAACCGGAAGGTAAAAGTCGCGATCCGTGAGAATTGAAGCCCACAGATCCACTCTCTCCTTGGCGACGCCAGGATCCTCATCTTTCGACGAAAGAAAAGGAACTAAGACCTCTTTATACAGTCTTAACGGGATTGAATCTGTTGCTGTTTTCAAGTCGAAAGACCAATGCGGACGAAGTCCACGTTGGAAATATGTATTAACAACTCCATCCTGATCGAAGGTAGCGTCATTAGACGCAATCCCTTTGAGTAAGGTGAAGAGATGTTCATGCACAGGCTTGAGCGCAGCTTGGGTCCAATAATCACAAATCGCAACGACTCGTACTTTTCCGGCAGGTTCATCTATCGCATGTAGCCTGCTCAAGATCGGCCGTCCTAACAAATCGGTTGCCTTCGTCACTCGCATCGCCATAAGTAGTCCATTGGCCGTGAGGCCTCCAGACACGGGAACGTCGGTTGACAATCCCGCCCCAGGCTCTAGAGCTGAATCTACCGAGAAATTCTCAATAGAAACGGCTTCTAGGATCTGGGCCATAAGGTGATCCTTGTGAAGTTGGAACCACTCCAGAACATAGTTCCGGGGTGCGTCTTTCCACGCATGTGCATCTAACAGAGCACTTGCTGTGGAAGGACCCGATAAGTTTGCTCCAGCCGATCTGACCAGTAACCCTAGGGCACTCTCATACTCAAAGGGAGGCAGCTTGCCACCTAAGAAATGAGAAGAAATTAGTTTGGGGAAAATCTCCGAACAAAATTTCTGGTACTCGATAAACGTTTGGTTTTCATCAAGTATTGGATGAGGTGCGATGATTGACCCTACATTTAGCTCCGGATGCTTCGCATCCATAGCACGATATAGGTTTAGTAAGGAGGCAATAACCCGTATTACGGGGAGATTGTTACTCCTTATCATATCTCTCAACGCTCTCGGCCAGTACGAGGGAAGACCGCGCGTTAGTCGAATACCCCACCCTAAGGGAACGCTACTTTTGATAGGGTTTCCTGACATAAAGGAGTAGAGGACGAATAAAGCAACTTTCAAATGCTTTATAGCGCCCATCTGCCCGTTATGCTTAATGAGGACTTGGAGTTGTCGAGCCACAGGGGTAAGCAATTCGTGGAAACCTCCC